CCAAACGCCTGACGCAAGGTTGAAAGCCGTGATGCCAATGCTCGGCGGCGTGTTGTAGAAGACGCCATCTTGGAAAAATGCATTAGTAAACGTCACCGCCTTGCCGCCAGATGCCGTGCCAGAGGCGATCACAGAGCTGGTCTCTGTCCTCAGCGGCATCTTGGCTGTGAAGCCCAACTCATCTAGCAACGGCGTTTGATCGACGTGATCGCTGCTTAGCTCGCACTTAAACTGGAACAAACGGCCTTGGAAGTGCCCGTTTCGTAGCGGCACCCAGTCGCCGAACACCAAGTTGCTTTCTAGCTGTTGATCGTTGGCATCTTCAAGCAACAGCTTGAAGCCGTTTTCCATAAGCTCGCTTTCTGCCGTGATGCCATTGTTTGAGGCCCGCAAGTAGACCTCAGCATTAACGTCGTCAGCCTCTTGACCATCAAAGTCGGTCCAGGTGTCGATTAGTGCCGTGCGCTCGTCGATGTCGTCCGCCGGATAGGTGCCACGCATCACCAGATGGCGGCTGAACTCGATGTCAAACTTTGCGCCTAGGTCAAGCGTGTCGGCGAAGAAATACTCGCCTTCGCTCTTCCGCGTGCCGAGGAAGTCAAAGCTGCTCAGCGCATCAATATCCAAGATGTCGTCAATGGTTTGGTCGCTATCGATCACCAACGCGTTGTATTCCTCCGAGTAAAACGTGTCATTCTTCTGCCCTTGGAATCGCGGTGAGTCGCTGTCCTCACGATCCTCAAGGATCAGCAAACGCGGCACTGAATCCGTCAGCGTGTGAACGACCGATCGAACCGCTGAGCTTTTCTTGTTTTGGTCGTCGATAAACCGGACGAGGTACTCACCTGCCAGTTCCGGCAGGATCGCGTATAACGTGTTGGCCTTCACCACAGTCAGCAGCGAGCTGTTCGGCCAGGTGCCCGAGCCGTCAGTTAGCGAGCTATGGCGGATCTCAGCGTTCAACCTGTCGCTGGTTGCTCCCAGGCCATCTTTCGGCACAGACCAAGTAACCATCACCTGATTACTGCGATGGGGCTCCAGCTGCACGTCCTGCGGATCAGGCGGCAACTCAACAAGCTTTGCGGCAGTTTTGGTTGTCACGTCCTCTTTCGGGACAACAAACGAACCAGAAACCCATTGCGAGTGCTTGAACGTGCCGTCGCGACCGATTGATCGAATCTGGAATGTGACAGTCGTGCCAGGCTTAACGCCCTCAACCTTCAGCTCATTGGTCGTCTGCCTGACGGTCTCATAGTTGCCATTGCCGACCTTGTAGCGGATCTCGTAGCCGCTGATGTTGCCATCGTTGTCACGGGTAAATCCCATGAACACGTCGTTGACGACGTTGTTGTTTCGCCGGACTTCTTTGGTCTCGAAGGTCAGGCCGCTTGGAGCTGTCGGGATCTTGTCGAACGTCGTGACCGACTGGTACTCCAGCGCATCGGCGTTATCGGCTGTGTCGTAGATGCTGTCGTTGTGCTTGACGCCAACGATTGCAAACGTGCCATCACCGCCATCAGCAACCGAGATGCAGCGGAACTTCTGGTGGGCAACGGTTGACGACTGGATTGACCAAATCGACTGCGCCAGCGGTGCTGCGCTGAACGCAGACGACACTGTGATCACAGAGCCAACAACAGTAAGAATCGTTTTGGTTTCAATCGTGCCGTCGGGCAGCGTTGCGGTAAGTGTGTGGCCTGCGCCACCGGGCAACGTGACCGTGATATCTGCAGTCACCGTCGTTGTGGTTGCTGCGCTGCAGCGGCCAGCGATGCGAGCGCCTTGCCGCATCTCATCGGCAACAGCAAACACTTGGCCGGGCAGAACAATCGCCCCTTGAAGGCCGGTCGAGAACGTGACGGTTTCGCCGTCTAGCTCCTCTGATGCCATCATCCAGCGACCTAGGCGATACGCCTGGTTGCGTGACGTGCAGCCAAACGCGACGACCTCGCGGACCTGGTAGCCGTACTTAGTAATTAGCGCGGCGTCTTCGACAACAACGAAATTCGGCTTATAGAAGTTGTCGGGGTCGTTGTAGCGGACGCGGATGCTGGTGCTTCGCGTTTTAAGCGAAGAACCCGTGTAGTTAAAAACGCCCTCAATGACGTTGCTGTTCGTGTAGAGGTGAACCGGATCAACGGCAGAGCCGTCGAGATTGCCGTGATCAGCGGCCAGCTGCACGGTGTTGCTGCTCCAGTAGGACATCCCACGAAACACCGAGGCGAGATCCTGCAGCACGTTGTAAGCCGCTGCGCGATCACCGATGACAACGTTGCAGGCAAAGCGCGGCTCTGTCGTGCCGTCTTGGTTCGTGACCAGCTGGTTTGCGTACTGAATCAGCGGGTAGAGATCCGTGTAGCTGATGTTGGACGCGCTGACAAAATTACCGCAGCCATAGCGGTCGTTGAGCACCATGTCGGCAAAGATGCAGACCGGACAGGTCGTGTATGACAACCGGGTGCTGCCGTTAAACGTAACCCCAGTCGTCAGATCAAGACTGCCGTCATCTCGTACTGCAGCATTGTGCGGGATTTGCACTAGTCGCCCTTTGACTAAGTAGGCACGAGACGGCAGGTTGCTGAACTGCCGGGTGTTTAACTCAAGGCCAACGCAAGCGGTGTACGGATAGGCGCTGCGGATTTCTTGACGTTCAATGATCGACGACCAGATCAGCTGGTTGCCTCGACCGTTCGCCAGCGGCGAGTTTTTAGGCACCTCTTCAAAGTTCGCGAACTTGACCTCGAAATGGTTCTCACCGAGGTTCACTTTTTCAACCTTGATGTTCCACGGATATCCTTCGCCTTTGGCATCACGCGGCAGCTCAATGACAGGTGTTTTGATTTGATAGTCCGTCAGCGCAATGCCCGTAACCGTCTTGTTGAAAACAACGTTGTAAGCAGCGCCTTGAGCCTGTACCGACACACGAATTCGCAGGCTGCCATTGAACGGCTGACCCTTCGCCAAACCTTCAACAGCAGTTGAAAGCAGGCGCGGAATTGTGAACAACAGCTGCACCGAGTCAACTTCTGAATCGGTGATCTGCCTGATGACAGTGCCGGAGCCGTAATCCCGTGCTGTTACCTCATCGCTATCGTTGACTGTTTCCGAATAATTTTCCCCGACCTGTACGGCAACGCCTGTGATTGTCGTTGTTGCGTTGCCTGCTTGCAGTAACCGTGTTTGCCTGCGTCCGCCGAGACGATAGTCAACGTCTACATCTTCAGTCGGAAAGTTTGCGGCATTGCCGGTAAATAACGGAGTTTCGTCTAAAAAAATCTGCTCATTGATGGCATCAAAACCCTCAATCGGCCCTTCGCACAGAAGGTCAACAAGTCGGACGCTAGAGGTTGAGTTAAGTGCCATGATTAACTAAAGCTAGGGGCAAAACCGTGCCGAATTTTCATAGTGGT